ATGAAACTTTCTCCCTGTTGGAGATAGAAATAAAACAAATACAGAAAGCAATTTCAGACATTACCACTCAACCCGCAGCGAACGCAGTCGAGCCGGATACGAATGCAATAGTATTTGAAGCACTCAAACAATTTAATCACTCGTTAAAATCATTAAAATGACAAACGAACAAATCGCTGCGGAGGTAAAATCTATAGGAGACAACCTTACGCAAGTATTGGCAAATTCTGCCAATGCAAAAACTGATGCGGCTGATGCCAAATTAGTAGTTACCGAACTTAAAAGCAAATTAGATTCAGTAGTTACACCTGCTGACCTTGCCGAGTTCAAAGGAGTTATGCAAAATCAATTCGATGCCCTTACCACTAAGGTAAAAGCCGGCAATCCTGATTCTGCAAAGAGTTTCAACGAAGTATTATCCGAGAAGTTAGAAGGCCGTAACATCGAAGCCGAAATCAAAAAGAACGGCCGTGTTCTGATTGAGATGCCCGAAGTAAAGACTATTACTTTGGCTACTAACCTTTCCGGTGATAGCGTTGCTACTTACAATAGCCGCCAAGCTACCCAACCTGCGCAGTTGGTAAATATGCGTGATTTCGTACCTACCGTTCAAAGCCCTACAGGTTTGTATGTAACCTATCGTGAGGCTACTGGTAATGCGAACAACATCGCTGCACAACTTGAAGGATCATTAAAGCAAGAGAACAACTATTCTCTGACCGAGGTTAAGACTGTTAATCAGTTCATCGCCGGATTCAGCAAGTTTAGCCGCCAGATGCTTGCATCTTTGCCATTCATGAGCCAAACGTTACCACGTTTGTTGACTCGTGATTTCTTCAAAGCAGAGAATAGTTCTTTCTTCTCTACCGTATCGGCTGCCTCTACTGGTGTAACTACCACTTCTGCATCTACCAACCTCGGAGATTTGATTCAGTTGATTGGTAATCAGCGTGCTGCTGATTTCAGTCCTTCTGTAATCTTCGTGAGCAATGCTACTTATAGCACTTTGCTGATTGAATCTTTCACCAATGGTTACTACCTCGGTGCAGGTTCTTTAGGTATCGGTGCAAACGGTGCTTTGAATCTTGTTGGCGTGCCTATCGTTGGCGTTAACTGGATTCCTGCTAGCCGTGCTTTGGTACTTGACAACTCATTTATTGAGCGTGTAGAGGTAAACGGTTTGAACATTGAGTTATCTTACGAAGATCAAAACAACTTCGTAACTAACATGGTTACTGCAAGAATCGAATGTTATGAGGCTATCAACTTGATGCTTCCTAACTCTTCTATTTACGCTACTATCTAAATTTAGTGGGGAGGGGTAAAAATCCTTCCCCATTATTTTTTCCCCATGAAACATATTTATAAGCGTGAGCGAAAACACCCCACCAAAAAGACTACGCATATTGTGGCACGTACAGAACTACTTGCCAATGGCCAAATCTGGGTCAGAATGGAACGCCCACAACATCAACAAATGGTTGATGAGCAGAGGCCACCGGGTAAAGGTGATGACCTCAAAGATGAATAATGAGAATTACGAATACGATGGAATACACGTATTCAATAGAAGCAATGATTGGTACTTCCATCACGAATGGGCTGATATAATCTTTACACAATTAGATTTCGCAGGGGATGTAGCTATTGACTGCAAAAGCACAAAGAAACCTGCCGTTTGGTTTGCACATAATACTTTCATGTACTCATCCGTACGTACGCACAGGGAGTTGAATGTAGTGTATAATTCGTACTGGAATAGTGAGGAATGTAAGTATGCTAACAACGGATTCGTATTGCAGCCACCGGTTGACATCAACCATTACAGGGGTGAGAAAGGGGATAAGATTACCCTAATTAATCTCAATCATAACAAAGGTGCTGAAATGTTCTACCGCATTGCTGAAGCGATGCCGGATAAGCAGTTCTTAGCCATACAGGGCGGGTACGGACAACAGATATACAAAGAGTTACCAAATGTAGAATACATGGCTAATCAGTCAGATATACGTATCGCATATCGCAAAACGAGAATACTACTAATGCCATCGCACTATGAATCATGGGGGCGCACGGCTACTGAAGCAATGGCATCGGGTATCCCTGTTATTTGTACCGATTTGCCCGGATTACGTGAGAATTGTGGAGATGCGGCAACCTACTGCAAACAGGATAGATTAGATGAGTGGGTGCAGGCCATACGAAATGTGGAGGAAAACTACGAAATTTGCAGTAATAAGGCATTTGATAGGGCAAATGAATTGCAGCCGGAAAACAATCTAATAAAATTCGAGCAATGGGTAACTACTCTTACATAATTGATTCTAACATCACGGAGGTAAGCTATGCTGAACCCGTAACGCTTGCAGAGGCGAAATTATACATTCGTGTTTCTCACACCTCTGAAGATGCGCAAATATCCGAAATGATACGAAGCGCACGAATGATAATTGAGAAAGCCACAGGGCTATCCCTTATCACTAAGCAGGCCGAAGTATGGTTCTGCAATAAAGGTGGATGGTTTCAGTTTCCACACGGGCCGATTACTTCATCCATTACTCTGTACGATGTAACCTCCGGTACCGAATTAACCGATAAAACTATCATGGGCGGTAAGCATCCGGTAATTACCTTCCCTGCTATTGACAAAATGCGTGCGGTGTATAATGTTGGATTCACGGCACTACCTACTGCGTTAAAAACGGCAATACTTGACCAGGTGAATCACTTGTACGAGAATAGAGGGGCGTTTGATGAAACGATGGGAGTTTGTCAGAAAGCATGGCGCACTTGTCAGATGTACACTAAAACCTCACCTGTATTATGAGAATAAAAGGAAATAGCCCAAAGTTCCTATCGGCTGAATTACTCATTGAGCCGATGGTATTAATGGAGCCTACAACCACAACCGATAGTGAGGGGGGTTTTATGGTTACCTATGCGGCAGGCAGTACGATTTGGGGTATGTATGTACCGCTCGGGCAAGACCGACAACTATTATCAGCGGAGGTAACTTTCACCGATTCGGCAAGGGTGTATATCCGCTACCCCCTCACTTTCGATAACACGTATAAGATACAGATTAATGGGTTTGATTATACAATCCATTCGATTACGGATATTGAGAATAGAAAGGAATATTACGAAATAACAATATTTAGATAATGGCAGGTTTTGCACTTGACATATCGGGGATAAAGCAGGTAGAAGATGCCATTAAGAAGATTGATGCAAAGGCTACAAAAGGACTATCGGCCGAACTTGACACATCATCCATAAATATACAAAGGATGGCAGCAAGAACCGCCCCCGGTAATTTAGGAAAGTTAAAAGGTAGTTTCAATATTGATATCGGTAATTCATTATTCAAGTCAGTATTCAGTACGGTTGAGTATGCTCCGTATGTGGAGTTTGGTACACGGGGCAAGGCGAGAATACCTGCCGGATACGAGGCATTTGCAGCACAATACAAAGGCAAGGGCGCAAAAGGTGCATGGAAAGCCATTGAGTTTTGGATAAAGCGAAAAGGCATAGACCCAAAACTAACCTTTGTAATATTTCGTTCTATTATGCGTAATGGTATCTCACCGCAACCATTTATGATACCAGCCTATGAGAAAGAAAAGCCCGCCCTACTCAAACGCCTTAAAGCACTATTCTCATGATAATGAAAAACCCCGCCATAGAGATAAAGAAGTGGTTAGTTACCCGCCTACAGGCATACGCTTACATTGATGTGTACGATGGCATGACCCCAACGGATGCGGATGGGGAGTATATTGTTATCAGTTCGCGAACTGCTAATCAGGGCGAAGGGAAAGACTGCTTCCAATTTGAGGTATCGGCTAACGTGGATATAGTAACTAAGGGCAGCAATTTCGGATTCAAAAGGGCAGAGCAAATAGCAGAGTTGGTAGTGGGCGGTATCAATTCAGACACGGTGGTAACCTTACCTGTAGGTTGGGATTGTAAAAACGTGGTATGTGAATCAATCAACAACTTAGAGGACTTAGACCCCTTTGAGAATACTTTTCGTGTAATAATTCGTTATACCTTTGTAATCACTCAAACAATATAAAATGGCATACACTTTCGTAAACGGCAGAGATATAATTCTGCAAATTGACTGGGATAACAATTCTACGTTTCTTCCTGTTGCGTGTTTAACCTCTGTATCAATGGATGTAAAAAGAGATGCTA